TTAGTTTTCATTTTCCATGTTTTTTAGTTGCTCTGCATACTTCGTTAGTTTACTACCAACCTCAATAGTTAAATTCTTTAATGCTCTCTTACCGTTTATAATGTTAGATATTGTGGCTTGTGCAACTCCTGTATTTTTTGAAATATTATATTGTGTGGCATTTTTTAATAACCATTCTATTTTTTCTGTATCTACTTTCATTTAAACACCTACTTAAATATAAACCATACTATTAAACTTATAAAGATAATCCAAGCAATAAACGCTTTCCAATCGAAAGGTTGCCACCCTTTTTTAAAAGTTACTTTCATAATCGATATTTTTATGATAAGATATAGGCAATCAAGAGGGGCTATCCGCCCCACTCAATCGTCCACTCGAAGAAGAATATAAACAAGTTGAGTCTGATTTTGAAACTTTGTTTTGTCTTCATTTTGAGTGGCCTTTTTCTTGCCAATCCTCTCATATTTTACTCCTTTCTTTTTAGTTAAGGGTATCTCCCTTACATTTATTATTATATATCATATGTTATATGTTGTCAACACTTTTTATAAAAATAATTTGAAAAAATGCAAAAAAAATAAAGCCTACCGTTAAGTTAGCTTTTTTTGTTATTCTTCGAAATGAATCGCACCACTTTCATCTACACGAACAGACGCTTTCTCTAACATCTCTCCATTTGAATTGAAATAGTAGTACGCATCACCAATCTTGCGAACTTCTTTAGATACCATGTCACCATTGTATTCAGTGCAGTAGTACCATTTGTCAAAGTAACGAATCCAACCAGTCTTCATCTCTCCGACGTTGTTGAAGAAGTACCACTTGCCGTCGATTTTATGCCAACCGACAGCCATATATCCTCCTGGTTTCAACCAATACCAATACCCTTCGTCATCCTTGAACCAAGTGTTTTCGAGAATATATCCATTGGCATCAAATCTGAACCAATTATCATCAATCTTCTTCCATTGATTTTTAGGGTAAGAACCGTCCTGGTTACGATACCACCAACCTGCGTCATCCTTAACCCAACCTTCTTTTACTTCTTCTGCCATTTCAGGCCCTCCTTTTTAAGTCCGAGTGGACTGATATCCTTGGCTTTTAACGTCATCAAAGTTCGGACAATATAAAAACCGCATCGAATCCGACACGGTTTATAGCAATTTACAATGATTTATAGCAGTCTATTCCTGCTAGTCAAGATGCTGGATCACCTACTTTCTGTTTTTGAACCCTTTGTTTAAATTTTTCATAAACAAAAAGATGAAAGATACTAGCAATAAGAATACCAACCACCCGAAAGCGATCAGCACCCATTCCCAAATAAACATATTTTTACTTCTTTCTGAGTACAAAAAAAACACTTAGATTTCTCTAGGTGCTTTTGATTGTTAATAAGCAAATTCAAGTTTTGGTTTTATATCTTGATAAAGTTTTAAAATTTCAGGAGGAGTATCTTCACGGAAGATAAACTGTTTCTTTCCTGAAATAGTTTTATCGCCAACAATCCAGTGGCGGATTTGTTTTGTAAAAATCAAAACTTCTTTACTAGGCATAGCCATTACTTCCATGATAGAACCTCCTTGACTTTATTTAACAGATTTGTGTCTGTAACCTTATCTCCCAACACCCCGACTTCAGCAACCAGCTCATTGATGTTATTGTTATAAAATGCAATAGCTGCATTATCGCTAATGCTATAAAGATAATTATAGTCATGTTTCAATTGTTCCTTGACATACGATACTAATGGGGAATTCAATTCAGACATTGCTTGTTCGACACTATTATACCGTTTTTGTTGGCTTTGTAAAATGCTTTAGCAGAATCCCAATCTAACTCCTTTCTGAGCACGAAAAAAGCACTTAGATTTCTCTAGGTGCTTAAATAACGAATTGCATTTTTATATTTTTTAACACGCTCGTAGTCTGTATTGGAAACAGTTTTTAAACGTGATAAATCTGAGTTATGTTTCAAATCAGCAAGTTTTACAACTCTTGCTAAATTATTCGATTTCACTTTTTCAAGATAGTCTTGATAACTTTGGCCTTTTTTCTTTGTCAAAGTTTGTACCGCTGTAACAACTTCATTTGACAAACCATAGGCCAATAAATCAGCAGCAGTTATATCACTATCCTCAAGCACATCATGTAAAAGAGCAACAGCTTTTTCTTGCTCAGTTTTGACTTGACTGGCCACATAGAGAGGATGCTGTATGTAATCAACGTCAGCTTTATCCACCTGCCCTGCATGTGCTTTTCTAGCGATAGCTAAGGCTATATCAATCATACCGCTACCATCCTGTCAATATACGCAAATGCATCATTTTCTGAAATTTCTTCAAAATCCGTAAAATCATTAAAAAAGATTTTATTGAACCAATCTATGCTATCGACCCACTTTTTTTCGATGTCAAAAACTTGCATGACACCATCGATTAAACGAAGCACCTGAGCGTTGTTCGTCATTGTGCGATAGTATTTAATATCTTTCACATCACTTCACCCTCTCTATATTTTTAGGAATTTCAAGGCCATTACTTAAATCAATCATTTCTTTAAATAATTTCATGCGTTCTCGATCAGATGTATTCGTATCACGATACTTCTCATAAAGATCATGTAATAAACCATTCTTTAAATCAAAACTTTCTCGAGTATGATACTGCATTTCAAAGTTGATACCATCTTTTTCAATAACTGTATTCACGCCTTTATATGGTCCATTTGTTAACCAAGTGTTTTTTACTTTTACAACTCGATACCCCTCTGCAATAAGTTTTTGCTTCATCTTGGAATACTCTTCTGTAAAATTGTCGGAATCGAAAATGGTTGTGTACCTCAAGGCATCGTTAATTTTACTTGCAGCCTCAGCCGAGCTTATATTTTCAACCTGGCTATCTGCTGTAATTTTACGAGCTAACGACTCAGCTGTCTTCTTTCGAAATTCAAGACCAGCCAATTGATTTTCTCCCCGTTGCATATCGCTTGTAATTTTCGGCTCGGCTTTCGAAATCTTAGACAACAGTTGCTCGCTATAGAATCTTGCTTTAGTTTCCCTTGTATCTTGAGCATACATCTTTTCTTTATCTTTCGCAAGATACTTGCTAGGTACGGTCGTACATCGACAATTTGGATGGAACAGTGGTGCGTTCAATGCTGGCACCAACTCAGATACTTTGAATATTTTTCCATTGAATGGTTGACAGATATGACACGCTTTTAATTCAGTCATAACTTCAAATTCTTCAACACCGTTCGTTTCATAGTTCGATTTCTGAGCCTCTGAATATACCCTTGCTGATTCTGTCACTGCTAACCGTCTAGCGTATCCATAGGATACATCAAACTCTTTTTTAAGATTGTTAATCAGAACGTTTGTTCCTTTACCTCTCAA